ATAGTGAATAGATTGCTGTTTTTTGTTTGTATAATTATCGTTGCCATATTTTCTAAATGTTTTTGTTTTTCTTAATCTTGATTGTCCTAGAGTTGTCTTTGTTCCGCAATTTCCACACTCACACTTGCAGTCACAGGTATCGAAGTCTGGGAATGTGTCTTTATTTGCACACAAATAGCGTTCTACGTTTTTCCAGTATTCATTTGCTAAATTGAAATTCTGATCTCTTATTTTTGTAAGAATCTTATCATCTACTGGGACACTATCTTGCACCGATTTATAAACAGTGCCGTAATTGACATCTGTATAATTGCCTAAATACTTGTAAATACCGTATGAATAATAAACCAATATTCTTTTGAGTCCAAAATGCTTGTATTTTTTACCACAATATTCAAAAGACGAACCGCATAATAACTCTTGATAGGCTGGGTCTGTTAGGTTTGCGCTAATTGCGTCCATTAAGCCCCATCCAATCTTATTTGCTAGATGTGTTTCTTGAGCTTCTCGTATGTGCGGACACAATCGATCTATATCACAGGTGTTTGCTACGTCTGCGATGCAGTCAAAATCCGAAATACCTATAAAAAGCTCTTCTAAATTACACATCTTCGGTTATTTCTTTTTCTATTATTAATTTCTCCTCTTCTGTTTTAATTTCTCCAAGAATATCAATAGCGGTTTGCCTATCAAAACCGTATATTTCAACTAGAATCGTTATCGCGCTTTCAAAATCTGTGTTGCCCTTGCTGAATGATTCTTTGATGGCTAAGATTCCTTGAACACCTCCTACACTACCCTTCAAGCCTGCTTGTGCTTTTAGTGTTTCAGCATCTGCTAAAGTTTCAACTGGAGCTTCCCCTGTTTTTGTAGGAATTTCAATAGCCTTTTCTTCTGTTATCAATGGCTCAATCTCCCAATTTTCTTTCGGGAATATCTTTTTTAATGTTTGCGTAATTGCCATTCTTATGTAGCCTACATCTTGACTGTAATTGAGTTTTAATTCGCTTAACTTTTTGCCGCCATCGCCTAACAAACTTGTATCGTTTCCTAAGACCAGAGCCTTTGGAATATTCTCGAAACATTGTAGGATTTTTCCTTCATTCTCTCTGTCAAAATATTGGTATCGTTCCGCCTTTACATTACCGCCTAACTCTTCTACATGAATTTCTTTACTTAAGTCTTCTACGTCTTTGGGAACTTCAATTAACGCTACGTTTGAGCCGTTTGAGCCTAGCATGTCTACAATTGCATCTTCAACTGGGTTTTCATTTTCCTCTGAATCTTCTCTCGCAACTATAATTTGCTTATCGGTGAAGCCATTTTTAATGGTATTATTTCTGTGTATAGAGCTGTGGTATTCGCTATCGGCATCATTATACGCAGGGTCTATAAACGCTAAAGGATATATATTTTCTGGCTCTAAATTCAAATACAATACTTGACCTCTAAATGTGTTTACATTGTCTTCAGCGGATTCATCGAACGTAATTTCTTCCGCTATAAATTGCGCCTTTACTACCTCTTCATTTCTAGTAAAAGGATAGTACCATTTGCTTTTCTTGTTCTTTTGATTAAATGAAAATTTACTGTTCCCCCACTCGGTTGAGTAGTAGATGATTCCGTCATTATCTATGTCATCTTCCTTTTGCTTTCTGCAATTCTTATAAGGCAAAACATCTAAACTATCAGGCTCAAGCATGCCATTAAAATTAACATGAAGGGTTGATCCTTTTTGTCTTGTTAACGAATTGCTAATCATTACAAGAATCTCATATCCTGTAATCCCTTTTTTTTTGTTTAAGATTTTATCATTTAACGCCTTGTCTACAAAACCTTTTCCGATTATAAATGATGCCATCTTGTTGGCGGACATCTTAGCCGTCACAGAGTTATTAATAATTAATTCTATACGTTCAGGATAGTTGTCGTCAATACCATTTGTGTAAACGTTTTTACGCTTATCCCTCGATATTGCTTCAATTTCCCTAGTATGTAATTCTATTGTTTTAGCTCTTGACATCTAGTTATTCTGCTAATTTGTTTGCAATCCAAACCTCGTTATTCTTATATCTGTTAGATACTTCTTTTCCAAATTTTTCTTTGTATTGATTTTTTAATGACTCTAAGTTGTTTTCTGGTACTACAGGTTCAACTACTACTTCTGTTTTAGTTGCTGTTTTAGTAACTGGTAGATCTTTAAAGAAAGACTCTCGCCTTGATTTCTCTGCCTTGCTTATATCTTGATTCAAGTAAAAATGAACTAATTCATCATTCGATTTTTGTGTGATAATAGACCCCGTAAACGGAACCCTTAATCGTGGGTGATTTTTTTTAAGCGTAAAAGTGTTTTCTATTTGTCTTGTTTTTTTGGTACTCATCATTTTTCTTTTTTTGTTTTTAATTTCAAATTTATTTCTCCATTTTGATAGCTTACTTTTTGCAGAGCATCCAGCGCATGAAGGTTCGTGTCCTTCGATTTGCAAATGCAGGCTTATGTACTCTTTCTTTAATTGAGGATTTTTTAAAATAGAACGAGCGTCTAACAATAAAAATTTGCTTAAACGCTCGCTCACTTCCCGGTCTAAGTCCATATTAAGGATTTTTCAACTCTTCTATTTTAGTTAAGGTTGTAGCGTAATCAGTTTCTTCGTACTTGTAGGGTACATAAGGCTCAAAGTCTGGCTCTCTTGAAGATAGAGGTAGTAAAACGATTCCATTATTTTCGTTTGAGTTATAAGTCAGTTCTCCCGCTTTTAATCCTCGATCAAAACCATATATTTGAAAAGCACATTCATTGTTAGTCCCTTTTGATTTCTGCTCCACAATAGCGACTACTTCCGCGCCATTCACAAATTCGTTAAGCGTATTCAAAGACTCCTCACATTGGTTGTATATTGCAATGTTTACCGTGTGCGCTACCGTGTCTATGAATTCCCCATCTTGTTTTGTATATGAGGCGCTTAAGATCCTTTTGGATTGAATGCCGCTAAAACTATACGCTACTGCGCCATTGATCAAATCGAAAGACGAAATATTATGCTCTCCTGATGATGGATTTCTATTTACAGTCGTACTTGATAAGTCAATATCCGATCGGTTGATTAGAACTATTTCAACTTGCTCAATCCCTCCTGTGTCTTTTTGGGTACAATCGTATGATGCACCCGTATTTATATTTCCACAAATTCCCATATTTTTGTCTTTTTTAAATTGCTAAAGCAAATTCGTTATCTAAAAGAATATTTGCTCCGATTTCATATTCTGAATCAATGTTAATTCGTCGTTCAAAAGGGTTGTAAAGAATGTCTACATTCTCTAATTTACCGTCTTGACATACCCCTACTGGAATGTTATCTTTATAGGTCAGAACCGCTCTGTGTGGATTTGTCCACCTTGTACCATCGTTTAGTTCTGCAAAAATTGGCGTTGGATCAGATTTTGATTTTGTGCCTCTTATGATTGAATCCCATTCGTTAACAACTCTAATAGGTAATCCGAATATTTTTAGACTATCTAATGCATAATTGTTAGTGGTCGTGTCACGTTCGCAACAATCTACTTGATTATTGGTTCTTAAATATTGTAAATAGTTAAGTGCTAATTTCTTAGTTGTGTCTATATAAATATCTGATCTACCTGACAACTCAAAACTTTCCATCGCTAGATTGTAGAGCCCATTAAATACTTCAAAACCACGCTGTGGGTCTAAAGCGTTCTGTGCTGCATAAGTAAGAGCTGCATTTTCTGGAATTTCAATACGCTGCTCAACATTGGAAGGTGGTGCGATTGCTTCCATACGGACGAATAAACCATCGGCACCGTAAAGCTTGCTGGTGGTTGGTAAAGAACTTTCTGCGAACCAAACTTTTGTCCAATGGGACTCAATTAATGCAGTTCCGATCCAGTCGACTAAAAACTTAATGAAATTTCCACCTACATTGTCTGCATCTCCACAATCGTTTGCATCCCACCAGTTGTTAAAGTCACATTCTAAATCTTTACGACATAAACTCACACGACAGTTGTATTCTTTCGTTTCCCATGCTTTTACGGAAAACGTAGTGGTTACATCACATTCGTTAAAGTCACAATTAGAGGTTAAGTCCTCCTTGTGCTGCATATAATCATAATTACTGCCTCGATCTGCAAATGGAATTTTGCTTCCGCATTTAATCCCTACCTGAATATTGTGCATCTCTCGAATACTGCGAGCGGATATGTATTTTTCGTAGATTAGTTTAGAAAATTCTAAGGATAATGCTGAATTTTGCGAGTCTATCTCGTCAAAAATTGGTTGTAAATCTATATTAACTGCCATTTTACTTTGTTTTTTTGTTGTTTAATTCTCTTGCTGAATCCAAGAGCGATGTTTTTTTGTTTTTGTTTACAGGTTTTTGATTTGCGATTTTTGTATCAACAACAACTTCACTACTAAACCCTTTTAATTTATTTGTCAAACCATCATGTTTGGTTTGTAAATTTGTTAATTCAGTTTGTTTAGCTTCGAGTTCTGTTTTGTCTACTTTATTACTCAACTCCTCTGTTAGCCTTGCATTTTCTTCTGTTAATGCGTTTATTTTTGCTTCTAAATCTTCTTCTTCTTCGGCTTCAACGATGCTTTCTAAAACACCTCCTGTTTCTGAGAAAACATAGGTTACTCCATTTGCGCCTACAATTTCTCCAGTTGCATCGTCACCGTTTAATGTTGCTAAATCCCCCACCTGAGGCTCTCCCTCTTCTCTTTCATAAAAATCTAAATCTTCTTGAGCGGCCGTTTTGACTATAATATTTGCAGGGGCTTCACTTTTACCGAATCCGATAGACTTTAAAAATTTGGCAATTGTGCCTTTTTCTTCTTTTGAATACTTTAATTCACTCATTTTTTTGTTTTTTAATTTTTCGTTTTTACTGTTATCAATTGGCTTGTTCCCAAAAGTGGCTACTGCTTTAAATTCTATTATTTCAGAAACGAACCCTTTTTCTTTTAAAAAATTAACATCAAGCATTTCGTCGTTTTTCATCAGCTCTAATGCCTCCTCTTTTGTTAGGTCTGTTTCATTTTCATAAATTGTAGATAACTTGCTTTCAATATCTCTTAACTCTTTAGCGGTTTTTTCTAAATTTTCAGCATTTCCGAAGTCCATACCACTTGGTAAGTGGATTAAAAAACTATCAAGGTTATTTATTTTTCGAGTTTCTTTATTTCCTGCCAAATAAATAATTGATGCTATGGACGCAACTAGTCCGCTTGAAATAGTATTTATTTCTTGCGGTAATAGTTTGAAGTAATTGTAGATTGCTAGACCATCATATACAGAGCCACCTCCAGAATGTATGTTTACATTTAAAGGCTTCGTTTGGTCGGTCGCTTTTACTTGCTCAATTACGTTTTCAAGTGTAATTTCAAAACCTACTTCTCCGATTAGATAGATGTCATTTTGCATATTTTCAAAAATAAAACACAAAGTGTCTTAATCTACTGAACTAAAAATTACAGTAATTTATGTATATTTGAAACATGGGTTATTTGGTATTTTTTACGGTGGTTTTCCTCGTCATTTCTTTTTGCGTGGGCTATGCTATTTTATGGTTATTTGGCTCTAAATTGTTTAGAGAAAAACAAGTGAAACCACCTAAAGAATTTAATCCATATATTGAGCATCACATACGTAGGCGAAAGAATGACGCTAATTATGAGGAGTATTTAGAGTGGATGGATTTTAATAATTATAAGCTTCCCGTAGGAAAGATTATGACCGAAGAGGAGTTTCTATTTTATAAAGAAATAAACGAGTTGTGAAATATAATTGTGACTTTTTAAATGTTGCTGTGTCTAACTAGTGAATCCTTAAATAAATACCCTATGAAAATTATTAAATTATTGTTATTTAGCCTTATTATTTTGTCTTGTAATAAAGACGACCCTATCAACCCAACCGAGGGGACTTATTTAGAAAAGACTTTTGTGGTGACAGATATTACTGGAGATCATCAGACATGTGACAGGTCACGATTCTATATGTTTAATACACTTGGAATAGTTACTGTTGAATATGGTAACACTACTTGTATTTTACTTAACGGGGTTGAAACTTTTAGCTATTCTCAATTTGGGTCAGACTCTTTGGAAATAAGTAGAATCCCATATAAATTTCAATATGTTGAACCGAAGGGCACTCAAGAAACATTTTTAACATTATGGGGAAAGGATAGAATAATTAAGCTGAAACATAATAGATTATGGGCTGAATAACTAAGACTTCATCTTTCTAATGATGCTGTAAATTGTTTTTTGCGAAACATCAAACTCTACACTAATTTCTAAAACAGCATCCGAAGTACCCCTCCCTTTTTCTTTTTCTTTAAGGTAAGCTTCGTATATATTTTTGTGAGATTTTATAGAACATGGTATAACACCCCTGCTAAACATAGTATCTAGCAACCCATAACACTCTAGTCTTTTTAACACTTTATACATTTACCATTTATTTAATTCACATCCTTTTTTTGTTTGTCTTAGCAAGTATGGCAATGAGCAAAAACATTTCTCGCACATCTTCCCACTAATCCTTTTATCTTCGTCTTCTATTTTTTCAAAATCATCTTCTACGTTTAATTCACAAGAACCGCATATTTTAGCCCTTTCATCTTTAAGATTTTCAATGGTTTCATTTCTGTTTTTGTAATGATAGACTCCGCTAAAAAGAGCGTCTAAATTTTCGGGGCTTTTAATTAGAGTCCCACACTTTTTTGTGACTCCTTTTGCTTTTTTTAATAAATTCATAACTTAAAAATTTGCTTCGTTTTGTACCGTGATACTTTCATCTGCTACGCTAATCGTGTCCTCTGCTACGTTTATAACTCGAATCTCGTTTATGTTTTCAGAGATTCCGTCAATTACACTTTGGTTGGATGCGTTTTGACTTGATGGCGATTGTATACTTACTTGCCCCCCACTTTGCGCAAAGGTGGTTGGAGTGCTTAGAGGAACTCCACCGCCTATGCTTTGGTTAAGATGACTTAATGCGCCTAGTATTCCTTTTCTATTGATTATAGAGGACGCCTGTTTGTTTACAATGAATGTGCTTTGTCCGTCTGAATACATGTTTTCACCGCCCTCTGCTTCTATTCCATTCCCTAAATCAATACCTCCGTTTGCATGGCTGTTGCCTCGCAGTGTACCTTGGAATGAAATCCCTTTGGCTGCTTTTTGAGAACTAATTTGACTTATCGCCTTAGCGCCACTAGCAACTGAAGCCGCAACACTTAGCCCTGCAGAAATTGTGTTAATTGTAACAAACGGTTGTCCAGCTGTTAATGGTGTCGCTGCTGCTGCTTTTGCGTTTGCGATTGCAGTATTTGATATAATTTGCGCTATTGATGCGGCTCTACCTATAACGATGCTCGCTATTGCTGCTGTCTTGCTCTTGCCAAACAAAGCATCCGATATTGTTAGCAGATCCTTTGCGCCCTTTTCTGCTATTGAAACTCTATTTTTAAAGTTTTCAATGTTTGCTATTTTTTGCGCTGTGTCTGATTTTTCTTCTAGTTGTTGTTTTTTAATTTGATAGTTTGCCTCAACTTCTTGAAACGCAATATTCTTAGCCTCTTCAAATTCCAAATCTCTTTCAAGTTTCTCAACTTTTGCTTCCTGCTCTAACTCATCTTTTTCTAATTGTGTTTCTGCATTTTCAAGTTCAAACTCTAATTTTTGTTCTCGCTTTGCCTCTTCTTCTATTTGAAGATTGGTTAGTTCATTTTCAATTCTCGCTTGCGCTTGCTGATTGGCTATCTCTAACTGTATTTCGGCTTGTTCCTGTTGTGTGTTTGCTTCTAGTAGTCGTCTTTCATTTCTTAAAGATTTTAATAAATCCTCTTTATTTAGTTCAAGTGCTTTCTCTTGTTCTATTAATTGTGTTTTGAAATCCAAACGACTACGCTCAATTTGTTTTTCATCTTCTACAATCTTTGCAATTTGATCTTTGGCGTTTTTTCTAGCTTCTATCCTTGCAATATCTGCTTCGTTTTCAGAAAGGTTTGCAGCTTGTTTTGCGTCGATTATCTCTAATTCTTTTTGCAAAACTTCGTCGATCAGTTCTTTTTTTTCATTTAGGGAGTCTGCTTCTGTTTGGCTTTTTAATTCAAATAATTGTAATTCAATTTCCTGTCTCTTAATCGCTTCTTGTTGTGCTTTAGCAGCCTCTTGTATTCTCTTTTGTTGTTCTCCTGCTGCACTTTGTCTAATGATGTTCAGCTTGTTCGTAATAGTTGTTTGCGCCTCTAATTGTGCAGTTGCCTTTACGTCACGCTCTGCAATTATTTTATTTAATTCGCCTTGATCGGCTCGACCCGTATCATTTAGGGAAAGTTCTTTTTCTTTTTGGGATATTCTTAAATTACTTAACTGTAATTCTTGTTCCTGCAATTCAATAGACGCTTCGTTTGCTGCCTTTGCGCCTGCCTCTCGTTCCGCTAAGGTCTTAGTGACGTCCTCTGCTATTTTGTTTTGCTCTTTGACAATCAAATTTTGCTTTGCTCTAATTAAGATTAGGTCATTTTCCTTTTTTTCTATTTCAATGCCTAGTTCTACAATCTCTTTTTGCGTTTCTGCTGCTGCTGCAATCTCTTTTCCTGCTGATTTTAATGCGGTCACAAATCCTTCTGCTCGATCTTTGCTTCTATCTACAGCCTCCGCCGTCTCTTTAGCACGCTCTGCGACTCTAAGTTGTATTTCGGCTGCCTCTTCAGTGTCTCCTGTTAGTTTATTCCATGCCAATCTGATTTGATCGACTCCTGAAAGGACTGTGTTTTTAGCAATCGTAAAATTATCTTTGAATTGACCAAATACTTTGTCGGATATATCTCCAATATTTAGTGCTAATTTTTGAAACACTGAAATAATACCTTGTATGCCACCCTTTAAGGGGGCTAATGCTTTTGTGATGGCGTCAATGCCTTGTTGCGTACTCGCAAAGGCTGCTATTAATGACCCTATTACAACTACTATTGCGCCTATTCCTGTGGAAATTAAAGCAATTTTGAATAGCCTTAATGCTTTTGATGATTTAGAAGTGGTTGCAGCTGCAGCTTGTTGGGCTTTTGAAAGTCCAGTAAGTTGTGTTACCGAAGCTGTTAGAGGCCCTATAATGTTTTTAATCTCAGTAGTCACTCCTTTTAACGATGTGCCAAATATTCCAGTCTTATCTATCGCATTTTCAATTCCACCCGCATAATCTCCTATGCCTATCTTTTGCTTCTCAAGTTCGCTTACATTGTCTTTTATGAATTTATTATTTTCATCAATTTTTTTATTAATCTGCTGCTGTTGCTTAACACCTTCCTTGGTCGTTAGATTGAGTTGATTCCTAACTTTTAAAAGTTCTTTGTTGGAGGCTCTAGCACCGTCTATCGACTTTGCCGTCCTGTTTAATTCAGTGTTTAAAGTTTTCTGAACCTTTGTAATTTTGCCAGTTTCATCCAAAGATACCTGCAAGGCCTTGGTGTAGGTGTTGTATTCGGTGTTCAGATTTTTTATAGAAGCTGCATTTTTAATGTACGCCTCCGTAGAAGTGCCTCCTGTTTCTTTGGCTAGTTTCTTTTGATCTACTCTTAATGCATCAAGCGAAGCCTTAGCCTTTGTCGCTTGTGCTATTAATACATCCGTCCCTATTTCAAATTCCGCAATTGTAATCTTATCCATTTCGCTCTTTTATTAAATTCCTACCCTCTACACTTAGCTGAACATATTTAGAAAGTCTTGTGATGTCTTTTTTTAATTGCAATAATTCCTGCTGTTTTATTCGATCTTCAATTGCTTTTATTCTGGCTTTTTTCTCTGATTCAGTTTCTTGAATTACGTGGCCGTCAATCCATTTAATGAAGGGCAAATCTTCTCTTTGTGTTAATCCTTGATAGGTTTCTTTTGAGATTTGTTCTAAGTCTTCTGGGACTTCATAGTATTGTATTACGCCTGTTTGTTCACCTTCACTATTCAGTACTTTTCTATACTTGGGCTTCCATCTGTTTAATGCGATTATTAATCCTACCTCCGTTGTTCTAATTGTGTATTTCATTATATTGCAAATTTTACGATTCTTATGTACGCTGTTAATGATTGTGGCTCCGCTGTCCATTCAGATATTTTAAATGAAAAACTATTTGTGTTTCTTGAAATAAATGCGTTGCCGCTAAAAGCCTGGTTACTCGGTGCATCTGGGACTTGATATACAATTATAGGAAGATAGTTTGCGTCTGCTAAGGCTGTTGCAAAATTAACAGTAATTACGGATGATATATCTGAAATCGCTGTTGTGGCACTTGCAAAATCACCCGTTACCGATAGCGTGTTTGTGCCTGCAACATCAATGCCACTAACAGTACCTTCTGCTAATGCACCTAAGTCTTCTTGAATACTATCTAAATATTGTTCTAACGTTACTTCTGTGGTTCCATCAATATAGGTTAGGTTGTTTAACTTATCATCAATTAAATTAAACTTGCTATCTATTATATCGTCATTATACGTTCGGTGATTTACCGCTTCAATAAATTTTGAATTGTTTGTTGGAAATGTAGAGTTACTTTCACCTACTAAATCTGATCTGCCTTTTTGTGCCATTTTTTATATATTATAATCGTTATTGTAATCGTCGCTATACTCCCCTGTTGTTTGTCTGCTCGAGTTGACCTCTAGAAGATTCATTCTTGTGACCTTGTTTTCTCTAAAATTTTCTATTTTGTTGCAGTAATAATACCTTTGCTCGTTTCGTAGGTATATCAACTTTAAAAAGTCAAATTGATAAACATCATTCGCTGTTAATTCCATTTCAACCTCTACTATTTTCGCTCTGCTTATGGTTCTAATGAATGAGCTGTAATGGTTCGCCAACAATACGTTGAAATTCAACCCATCAAAGTTTGCTATTGCTATGCTTCCTGTGTATGGTGTCGTTGCGCCGCCTGTATTGAAGTCGAAACTCCCGTTTTTAAGCCCTACATTCATTACGTATGCCGTTGAATTTTTAGGCTTCACTTCCTTGACAGTTCCATTGTCATTTCTTTGCACCTCAAATAAAGGCGTCTCAAAAACAAACTCATTATTAAAAGACGTGCCGCTTAGTTTTGGGGCTTTGAAAGGGACTGTTAATATGGTTGCGCTTTTCCTTATCGTTTCATCGTCTATGAAAAAAGAACCGTCTGCGAAGTTTGCGCCTGAGTCGTCATATTTGTATCTTAAATCGTTTACCTGTCCGTAATTGTTGTATTTGAATTTTTCACTTTTTAACTTGTGCTGCTTTTTCGACAGGTCTTGAGCGTCTGACCTGTTTAAAAAAAGCTCTTCTATTTTAATGAACTCATAATTATTCGTGCCCTTTTCTCTCTGCACTATCAGTCCGTACATTTGCAAAATGCCTTTGAAGAAGTCTTTTTGTTTTAGGTTTGTTAAGTATGAATTGAAGTTAATTACATCATTTCCAGAGTCTTTAAACATCTTGAACGTAAAGTCATAAGAATACCCTGTCGCAGAGTTTGACTCTGAATATATTTTAATTTTACTATTTATGGTTAGGTAAACGAATATAGATTCCGAGAACCCTAACCCTTCATTGATTGTGTATAAAACATTATCGTCTAATTCAATCACGATTTTAGCATCACCTACTAAGTTGCCATCAACCGTAATTTCAAAGTAATCATTTGCGGTTGGTATTATCAAACTCTGGTTTTCGTTTGGTGATGCGGAAACGCTGTGATATTGGTCGGGGTCGTAAACTTCAATTAATCGCATGTATAATCGCCCTTGTTGTGTAATAGTGTCTAATCCATCTAATTCTAATTTTCTTATTGGATTGTCTGGAAGGTCTTTAAAGACGAATCCCTTATTTAAACTAATTATTTTTGTTTTAAAGTCTGCACTTTCAAATGGATTGTCATTGCCTCTATACGAATATGTAAATCCAGAGTCTATAAATATCTGATCGAATATCCATCGCATAAACAATGAGGGCACTTGATACCTAAGATCAACATCTGTTTCATCAAACAAACCAAAGTCTGAAAAGGCGTAGATGTAACCTTGCTGCCATTCGTTTGTGAAACTTGACAATACTGTTGACGTCTCGAATTTGTGCGTAACTCCTGAAAAATTCAAAGACGCTATCGACTTGTTCCCCATTTCACTAAACAAGGAAACGATGCCGTCCTGTATATTGCCCCTTACTTCTTTTCGTTCTATAACAGATTTAATATTGAAAGTGCCACTTAATATGGTTGCGGTGCCACCTCTGTATAAATCTGCTTTTAAATTTCTGTAAGGCTTGTTAGACGTGTTGTAAGTGTCACCTATACGGCTTAAGATTTTACTTGATTGGCTGGTTAAGGGTATTGTAAAATTTTTGGTATAAGAGGCCTGTCTATTTTGAAACTCAAAGAAATCATTGATCTGCTTTGTTTCTGAAATGACTGTCTTGGGGTCAACATCTACCAATTCACCGTCTAAATATAATCTTACTTCACTCATTTGATTTCTATATTCTAGTTCTTGTTTTTTCTTGTGGTAAATTAATTACGACTCTCTGGGGAAATGTATTGTTCTTATTTGTTTCATCAATATTCATTTTATCGACTTTAACTTTTAGCCATTTAGTTTCATCTGCTGCATCTCCTTTGTTTCCCGTATATAGATAGATTTCATTTGATTTTGCTAGTGCTTTTATGATTTCCCGATCGTTGTAATCCACGTATGCGAAGACCTCCATTTTTCTCTGACCATCTTTTCCAATGTCTAAGTAATTATCTGTCCATGAAAACGGTTCTTTTAGATTGCCTATGCTTTTTGTTCTAAATCGCTCTTTCGACACCGACTCAAATAAATAATAAGAATAGCCGTATTTTGAATTGTGGAATTTGATAAATACTCCATCACAATTTGTTTCAATATTTCTAACATTCTCGTCTAATCCAATTCCGCTTCCGTCATCAACCAACGTTCTCGTAACCTCTTCTGTTAGATAGCTGCTATACTCAAAAGGATACCCTACAAAATATGGCATCTTAGCCTCTGATAGATTTGTGAACCCATCTTCTTTAAACGGGTATTCCCAATTTTGAAAAACACAATTGTAAAAAACAATAGTCAAGGCATCAAGTTCTTCTTGGCCATTCAGCAACACTATCTTTATGTTAATTGTTATTTCTTTAAACTGATTGATGTCAACTTGTGAAGATGCATAATCAAAACCATCTTCGTACACGAAAAGCTCTCTGGCGAACTCGTATGTATTATAAGTGAAGATCCCGTCTTTATCTGGTTGCAAAATGTATTCAATTCCTTCAGCTGTTATGACGCAATAATCCGCATCGAGCGGATTGTTTGAGCTAAAACTGTAATAATTATCATTGTATGCAGCTACCGAAAATCGATCGTCTGGTATAATGTACTGGATTGGAACTGGAATACTTCCATTTATCTTAGTTGGCATACTTACTTATTTTTAATGATATAACGTTTGCAAAAATCAAAGCTCCTACGAGTGTTAAGAAGTGCCATTTTAGAACATATATGGCACACGAAAACAATACTATTCCTAATAGTGTTGCAGATATTACGATCATTTTAGAAATTGCTTTGGTCTTGTTTTCGTGATTTGATCTTACCTTTGCTTTTATGCTTTCTATTTCAGCGTCTGAAATTGGTTCAATGTTTTTTGTGTAGTCTTTCATTTTATTTGTGTTTTTCATCTCATTATTTCTTTTGATATTACAAAGGAGGCATCAAGCCCCACGCCTTGATATAATTCATTGACTCTTTGTTCTGTTATCACGCCATCGATTAAATCAGAGCCTCCTTTCCCATAACTTACAGTTCCTTTTTTTGCTATGTTAAAAGCGACTGCAAAAGGATTGAGGTTTAAATTTTTTTCTTTAACCCAATCTTTTATAAAGGTGTTGCCTGCCCAACCTGCCCACTTTCTCAAGTCTTCTGTGTTTTGGTTTTTGTTTGGTGGTCGACCCTTGGTTAATTGCTCTGTGTAGGCTTCACCTAAGATCAATCCCTTTCCGTTACTTACAACCACCTCTAGGCTATTGACCCATTTACCACTAGCTTTTTGTCCGAGTTCAATGTGCTTTTCTTTTAGCTCTTCAACTATTTTGAGCAGCCCCTGTGTAAGTGACTCATCGATTGTTTTCTGTATGGTTGCTGTTGCTATCATTTATATTCTCTTAGTGTCAGTCTATAATCAAGTCCTGCCCAGTTTTCATCTCCTAACGAGAAGTAGGGCTTTGTTTCTTCGTTGAATACAATCCCAGTACCACCCTCAAACAAAGCGCATACGTCCTCCTCAAAGTTACATGAGAGACAGTCGATTAGCGGTGCTACGTGCTTGTCGAATATGCTATCGCCACATTTTAATTCGCTACCTTTTTGCATTTGAAAGTCTGACTTTTCAACGATCTTAAAGTGTAGGAAATAATCACAATAAGTAACCGTTGCCATTCCTGTAAAGTTGTTAATTTCTTTATTGGGCTTGATTGTAAGCCCCTCTAAGAATGCGTGTGTGCAGCATATAGCCTCTTTAGTTGGCTTGTAAAGATTTGTGTTTCCTTTTATGGCATCATTGAATGTTGGAACATAGACCCAACACTTGTCACACTTCTGGTCTGTGTTCCATTTCTCGAATAATGTTTTTAAAGTGTCGTTTATCATTTTGACTTTATTTATTTTTCCATTTGTCTTTGTAATTCTAAATTCTTGCGTATGTCATTCTCAATCTTGGACTTGTAAAGCTTGTTGAAGACGTCCCACCATTCTATTTTTACAACCGACTTCCATTTGAGTAGGTCACCACCTGCCAAAGAGTCTATGGTGTTCAAGGCTCCGAATTGATTCAGCTCATCTACTCCTGCTGATTCTAGCTTACCGTCAACTTCTGCATTCAATAACATTTCATATTCCTTAATCTGCTTAAAATTCAATTCAATTTGGTTGATGGTTTGAAAGTAATTCCTGACGCTGCTATTTATAATATCCCTCTCTTTTATTTTGTATCCATTTAAGCTGGCTATGTACTTAATGATGGTGTCGTCTATTGCATTTGTTTCCTCTGCCATTCCCTTTAGTTTGAGCACTTGTTTGTATTTCAATTTGGTGAATGACTTGATCTTAAACATGGCGTCCACAGATTCAGGCATCAATTTAGAGAGGATTAACATTTCCTTTAGTTCTTCTTCGTTATATTTTAATAGGTCTTTTACTTTCATCTTAATGCCAATTGTTTTGCTTTTCTTGGGGCGTGTGATATGCTCTTGATTTGATACAGCGCATAACCGCCTGCGTCTGTAATATGATCGAATCCGCTTTCTTTGTCTGGTCGACCATTCTTGTAAGGCATTCTTTCTAAGGCATCTGTATATTCGATACAATTATTTGTGTTCACGTAATAGATTGTTTCGTCTTTAGCGTTTAAAAAAGATGTGTTGACCGTTGTGATACGATCTCTTACACTTGGATTCTTTGATCGTGTTCTTATAGTGAACCCTGCCTTTCGTAATAGTTTAATATCGCTTTCCCCTGCCGTGTTTCGAGCATCTCCAGAAGCATCGGGATAGATCACTATTTTATGACCTGTGAAGCGCTCTTTGATGTTTTGAATCATATCTGGTGTGTCATATCCTTTTGTAATCTCTTCGACTGCTGTGATGATTTTAGAGTCTGTGACGTGAATGACGGCGGACATATTGGTTATGTTAAAGTCCATTCCAATATGTAAAGTTTCTTTTGGTTTAATTTCTCTGTCTGAATGGTTTCGCTTTCTATCAAACATGTGATATACATTACCAGAGGTCATATTGACGAACTCACCATCAATGTATGCTTGGATCTGTTGAGGGGTGTAAGACTCTAACAGCGAGTCTATGTAAGATTCTGACACAAAAGGGTTGCTCAGAGTACTAACCTTTATTAGAAGCTTGTTTTCGCTTGCTTTGGTGACAAAAAAGTCGTGTAAGAACTTATAACCTTCTGGAGTTGATACAAAGTCTAATTGATTTTGTTCGTCATTCGGTAGTGTTGAGCGGTTACGGCCAATTACTTTAACAAACACATCTTTCATTTTATTAATTGACAATACATCAGCCTCGTCAATCAATGAATACCCGACCTCATAACCCACAATAAGGTCAGGATTATCCATCGATCTCAACACAATGTTCCCATATTGTGTTGTGAATGTTTTATCGCTTTTGTTTAAATCATACGCAATTCCTTGTTTGTTTAAAATCTCTTCAAACTTAGGAAATGCTATGTCTCTTATAAGAGGGTATGTGGGCAGGTAATACGCCACGTTTGTTTTATACTGCCTATGTTTTATAATAGATTTAGTGACGCCTACAAACGTTTTGCCAGAGCCATAACCACCAATCAATCCTGTGTGCCTATGCGTTGAAGTAATGAACTCCGCTTGCGGTGCTAGTATGTTAGTTACTTCTTCCATCAATTATTTTAAATGCAAACGGTTTTTCTTCTTTTATATCCATTTCAATAGCTTGTTTATCACCGTATTTCTTAGGGTTCATTTTTGCTAACGCCCATTTACGAGCATCAACTCTTAGTCGGTCTCGCTGAATTACATTGTGATTAGTTATTGGTTTACCCTCTTCGTTTATTATAACATCATCCTCTGTTGCGTCTGCTATAGTTAATATCTGGTCGAAAATCATTTCTGACCTCTCGTTACATCCTCGCGCGTATTGTTTTACTTTTTCATCGTCTCCACCTAACCATTTAAAGAAAGTTCTACTAGAAGGCATGTCTGGTTGTCTCAATACCTCTCTTAAAGATTTGCCTTTAGATATTTGTTTTACAATATCACTAAAGATTGATTCTGTTTGTTTTTTGTCGTATGCCATTACTATAATTGTTTCTATCTGTTAAGGTCTACTTTCCCCACGGGGTGGAGACTGTTTTTTTTATATTGTAGATGTTCCTCCGTTTTTCATGTTATTTAAGGTTTTGTATTTTTCAATAACGTTGATTAATGAGAATCGATCCCATTTGAATTTGGTGCGTTTCCCCATTGCGTGTTTTAAATTGAGTTTCTCAAAACGTTCTGTTCCTATCTTTTTTTTTAAAGCGATAGCGTACATAGATTCATTTCCATGATTGAAGTAATTGCATTGAACACATTGTCCGTTTACATTATCTTCTTCGAATTTT